TGGTAACACTAGAGGTGTTATTAATGTCTTGGACACTAAAATTAGATTCACAGAAGGTGAAAGAGATACTCTATATAATGTTAATATTAACCCAATAAAGTTTGACACTACTGGCGGGATTATTATTTGGGGACAAAAGACTCTTCAAACTAAACCATCGTCTCTTGATAGGGTTAACGTAAGGATGCTTTTAATTGTTATTGAACCAGCGATTAAACGAGTTCTTCAAGACTTTTTATTTGAACTTAATGATATAACAACAAGAACAATTGTTGTCTCTCTTATTTCTAATTACATGGACACCATTCTAGCAAGAAGAGGTGTTGTTAATTATAAAGTTGTTTCAGATGAGACTAATAATCTTCCAACAGATGTTGATAATGGCATTTTAAATGTAGATTTATTTGTCCAGCCCACTACCTCATTAGAGGAGATTAATTTGAGAGTCATTATAACTAATGCATCCATTGCGGTAGAGTCAACGTAATGAGCATAGGAGTTAAATATGCAAAAGAATAAGCAAATAACAGGAGTTAACTCATGAGCCCTCGTCCGTCTATCACAGATGTCCGTAATATATCTAACTACACTGATATATACCGTTGGAACTTAATAATTTCATCTTTCCCTTTGTTAGGGAGTTTGGGTGGTGTTTTACCTTTTCCCAGTTCTAATGAGATTAATTTACGATGTGAGAGTCTTGTTATTCCAAAGATGCAAAACACAAAGATCGAAGTTAATATCAGAGGTCATAAAGTTTTCCAATCAGGAACAGCACAGTACACAAATACCATGCTATTGACTATGGTTGATACTGTAGATCAAGTTGTGATGAATTTCATTAAAACTTGGCGTGAACTTGTTTGGCAGACTAGGACAGGGATTTCACAACCAAAATTACAGCAAGAAGCTACTATAATTCTTCACCAGTTGAACTCTCTAGATCAGCCGATTTATCAGTACACTTTGATAGGTTGTTTTCTAGAAGACTTCGATAATGGATCGTTAACTAATGAGTCTAACGTAAGAAGACCTACTGTAACACTCAGCTATGATTATTATGATGACGGCCCTATCAGATAGTGTGACTTTATTTTTTAAGACCTATTAACATGGAGGTTATTTAATGTCTTTACTACCTTCTTTTGGTGGGGCTGCAGCCGTTGGTTTGGCTCCAGTACTTAAACCAATAGGCAACTTAGATGCTGGTAGGCTCCTCCGTAAAACTTTAGGCCTTGATAGATTCGGTATAGATCAAGTCAGAGAGATAGAATGGAGAAAGAGTTACCTCTGGAATTTTAAGTTTATTCAAACACCAAATAACCCAGTACCCACTAAACCTTTTGTTAACTTTATCCCAGCAGACACTATCAGAGAAACTGTGGCTACTTTAAGAGAAGAAACTTTTGAGGTTCCTGGTGGGGTTATTGCTATTCCTAGAAAGGCGGACTTAAGAACTATAAGTCTTACTTATTATGATGATGAACCTAACACCTTATTTAATTTTTTTAGATCTTGGTATAATAGCATACTGGGGGCGGGAGTAGTTGTCCCTTTATCCAGTGCTGTTAAGATGGTGACAATTAATAGATTAAATTCTTATCAAGAAGTAATTGGAACTTCAGCTTATTGGGTGTTTCCAAAAGGTAATTTAGAGTGGGAAGGGAATTCTGCTTCTGAAGCTTCGAAGTATTCAGTGGAATTGATAATTTGTTCTGAAGTTAAATGGACAGAAACATCCTCAGGAACAAACTGGAAAGCTGCACTTCAGGACGGATACAGTTTTTTGAGTAATGCGTCTGGTAGTTTGTATCCAAAGATAATAAAGTAGTTACATGAGCTTTCAACCTATAGTAGATCAAAAACAACAAATACAATCCCAAGCTCTCTCGAGTATTAATTTGACTTTAGAGGGCCTCCCAAGCAAGGGTAGAGCTTATCCTGATGGGGCAGAGGTTTCATATACTCCCTACACTTTTGGGGAAATAAAGAAAATCTCCCAATCTAATGTATCAGAGCGAGAATATTTAGAGTTTGTTGTCTCTGGAATAAAGACCAATTTTGATCAACTATTAATTACAATCTCAGACCTTATGTATATAGGTCTTTTGAGAAAGATTTCATCTTTAGGAAAATCTAAGTTCAGTCTTAAGTCCAATTGTGTAAGTTGTAAGAAAGAAAATTCCATTGACTTCACTCTTGCTAATCTAGATTTTGATGATCTTGAAGTAGAGCTTCCTCTGATTTTTGATTTAGAAAGAGATAGTGGTCAAACCTATGAATTTCACTTTTCACCAGTAACATTAGGTGATTTTTATCATTTGATAGAGACAGACTTAAGTAGTGATATAATTGCTGTGTTGGCCAGTTGCTGTAGAAACATGGATTTTCAAGACTCTTACGATATCTTTTCCAGCTTCACGTTAGCAGAAGCCGAGTACATGAACGAAGTTGACAAGTATTTATATCATGGGGTTAAGCCCTTACCCACAACCTGTGCTTTCTGCAAGAAAGAATTCAAAATAAACCTGGAGGTGGGCCAAACTTTGGTCTTACCGTTTCGTGGAGATAAAGAACCTCCTAAAGGCAGAATTCGCTTTGGCATACAAGCTAGGAATTAGCCCGTACCATTTAAATTTTTTAGACTTTCAAGAAGTTAATTATCTATGCGATGCTTTAAGTACAGCGTTAGAGAAAGAAAAGGAAGCTATATCTGGGAGATAGTCGATGGCATTACAAGGAAGAGTACATGGGACTGTTGGTGGCGGGGGCAAGGGTAGAGATGCATCCGCTAAAGGTATAGAGAAAGCTCTTTTCAAAAAACTCAGTGAAATTCAAAAAAATACTAGTGTGCTATCTACAGATGCCAAGGCACGGAAAAAAAGTGAAGACAGACAAATAGCTATAGAGAAAGAACAAAATAAAGCTACCCATGGTGTTGGAGTTAAACAACTTGAGATGCTTCAAAGTATGTTTGGGTCTGAAACAAATAGGAAGAAGTTAGAAGAAAAATGGGAGAAAGATGGGGATGAAAGAGCTAAGGCCATATTAGATGAATTGACACAAAGTAATGTTGATCTTGGAAAAGAGTTAAGTCAAACTTTTATGCGTGAGGGGAAGTTAGATAATAAACAACAATCATTATTGAATGAGAAACTAGAGATCCTTAGTCAGAATTCCAAGTCTTTAGGAATAATATTTGAGGTAAACCTTAGCACTCAAGCACAATATTTAAATGACATATTAGATGATCAATCAGTAGATACTAAGGAGAAGAGAAAAGAGTTCAAGCAGTTTGTCCAACAGTTACGAGAAAATAAAGATTTGATGACCGACGATATGAAAAATCAACATGGGTCTTTAGAAGAGTTGGATGAGCATTTAGTAACCTTGATAGATAGAGCAGACAAAGATAACTTCGATGAAAATTCTCCTGTCATAGAAGCTTTTAAGCCACTAACAAAAGAGATGATAACTAGTAATGTAATCTTGTCAAAGACCTCTGAGCAGATGGGAAGAGTCACTGAAAACAGCTTCAAAACTGCTTTTGAGGTATCTCTTCTTGGAGACATCCTTAAGGACTTAGGTTCTGAGATGTGGGAAGTTTCCCAAAAAGGATACTTAGATTTTTTCCTTCCAGGGATGGGTAATTTATCAAAACAGTTGTCTGTAGTTTGGAATGATCTTAAAGGTCTTTTTAATGCGCTAAAAGCTACCTTTAAATTTTTGGGGAAGATGATGGGTGGTCTTCTTAAGGGGATGGGGGGTCTTATTAAAAAAGGTTTTGGGAAAATGATGGGGGCGTTTGAAAAATATTTCCCCAAGATGACAGCTATGTTAAAGAAGGGTTTTAAGGGTATGTGGAAAGGCCTTCTAAAAGTGTGGCCTTTCCTTGCAGGTCTTTGGAGTATGATTTCAACCCCTCTAATGCTTTTAGGTTTAGGGGCCATTATCTTTGGAGCGGCCTATTGGTTAGGCGGAAAACTTAGAGAGTGGTTTCCCTCAATAGATGAGTTCACCCAGGCTATCTTTGAAGGCATAGGAAAGATTGTCCAATGGTTTGAAGACCTCTGGCAAAAGATGCCAGAATGGATCGGTGGGGGAGGTGGAAAAGAAACAGACGAAGATAAACAAAAAAGAGAAGGTAATGAACATCGTGACTCAAAAAGAGTAGAGAATTTAAAAAATAATTTTAGTTCAGCTACGGAAGAAAAAAGCCAGAGGAAAGCATCCTTTGCAATTAGAAATTATGATAAGAGACTAAAAGCTGGGGAAGAGGTTCCAAATATTACCAAAAAACAGTTAGAAGAAACTAGGGCTTTAGCAAGAGGTGAGGGAGCAACACCAGCAGGTGGCACTGATAAACATTTGGCCTCCACAGGTATATCAGGTCTTAAACCTAAGGCCCTCCCAAGAGTAGATACTGACCCACCTAAGAAAGATGCTAGACAAGGATCTGGGCCCGGAGGTGGACCAATTGTATCTCCTGCTGTTGGAGGTTCTTCCCCCAAACAGTCGGGTAGAATGCCTCAAATCCCAAATGACATGAGTTTATCTATGCTAAACTTAGGATACGCAGATTAGGAGTTTTAATGGGTTTTAATTTAATAGGTGGTATAGGCGATAAAGTAGGTGGTTTAGTAAGTTCTGCTACAGATGCTTTAGAGTCAATAGGGGCAGAAATTGCTACTTCTTTAGGTTTTGAGACAGGAGGGGAGCCTGATAGCAAGGTATTCTTAGCAGACTATTATATAAATAACCCTTTTTCTAAAGTTAAGATTATCTTTAATAAACAGGTTTTAGCATCTGGTATCTTTATGAACGAGTTTTCTATGTCTGCTTCAAACGAATGGTCTAATCCTTTTGACTGGGGGCTGAGTCAAACCATATCAGATATTGCTAACTACTCTAAATTTTTAGGTGCAAAAACAGGGGCGGCGGAGGGGGTAGGGCAAGATTCTAAGTCGTTTACTTGGAACTCTTATATGTCACCAACACAGACTCTTCTTGGATGGAGTGGACCACAAGCACCAGGATTTACCTTTGATATTCTACTGCTGACATTAAGGCCAGGGGATAACATTCCTAAAATGGTTGGAAACCTCTACTCTACTGTTATGCCAACTCCTGCGAAGTTTATTGATGTCCAGACAACGGATAAAAAGGGAGGTAAAGAGATTGGTAAAAAAAAAGATGGTTCACCCGACTTTGGTAAAAATGAATTTAAAGCGGGGGAAGTTTATGGCCCACCTTTAGGTTATTTTCCTGGGTTTTATGGGAAAGGTACTTTCACTGTGCAAATAGGTGATTGGTTTTATGGTACTTCCATGGTCATGGAGAACGTATCAGTCACTTTCTCTCCAGAAGTCACGAATAAACAACAACCAATTTTTGCAAAAGTAAGTATTCAGTTTAGACCTAACTTCTCTCCAAAATTCGATGAATTTATTGCTTGGTTTCCCATAATACAAAAACAAACTACTGGGAAAGATACTACAGCAGGTCAACGAGCTAAATCACCAACCTTCAACACTAACCCAGGAAAGCAGCATGGATCTAAACTAAAGAAAAATTCTTCTAAGAACAGCCGCTTGCCGCCAACCCCAGGAAGATAATATGAGTGCATTCTTTATAGATACTGAAGGGGATTATGAAACAAGATATCAAGCTGGTAAGTTCATGGAGTTCTCAGATAACTCAGATCCTTTAACATCATATTTTTTTAATGAACTGGTAAGTTTACCAGAAGCAGGAATCTGGTATGTCCAAGGAAATGAAGGAAGGCCAGAGATTCTTTCTTTTAAAATTTTTGGGGATACACAATACTGGTGGGTTTTATTATTATATAACGGAATAGTTTTTCCTTGGTATCTACCTAGTAAAACTATTTTGTCTTACCCCTCTCTAAACGCATTAGAATCTCTTTATTTTTCTTTAAAGGCATCTAACTCAAGAGTCAATGGATGAGAAAATATATCTTCCTTAATACGAAGCATAACAAGTGGGTATCTTTATCATAGGGATAGATGGACAGTTTCTACTCCGAATTGACTTGGATGGAAATGAAGACTTTATTACAGAAGCGGACTTAATAAATTTTGTCATCCAAGAAGAGGCAGGGGGCACACTACCAACTTTTAATTTAGCTTTCAGGAGCGAGAACGAGAGTTTGGTTTATAAGTTTCAAGAAGGTGTTTCTTTAAGTATCTCCCTTGGAGCGACAAATAATAATATGGTCGATTATGAGCTTCAAATAGTTAATGTCTCATTACAAAAATCCCAGATTAATTATACTGTTGAGTTGGTCGGGATGTTAGATTCTCTTGATTACTTGTCACAAGGTAATACTAAAATTTTTCCAGAAACTGACGCGATATCCACTTTAAAAGAGATTTCAAGTAAATATTTTACTTGGGCAAAAGGTAATATCACCAAGAGTATGGATAGACAGAAATGGATACAGTACGGGTTAACAGATAAGAAAATGGTTCATAATCTTTGGCTTAGGTGCGATATAGGTGATAACGATGTACCCCTGCTAGGTATCTCTGGTAATAAAGAAATTATTGTAAAATCTTTGAGGCAGTCATTAACTAGTTTTAGCTGGAATTTCACTACAAGAGAAGATGATCATAATAACACAATTCAAATTACCCCAGATTATGGGGTAGAAAACTTGGGTGCTTTTATAAATGGTTGGCTAGGATATGGCAGAAAAAAACCAATATATATGTTTGAGGAAGGTGAAGAAACAGAGAACCTGTTTAAAGCTACACCTTTTATCGCTATTGCTAGTGAGATAAAGAGGGCCCAGGGAATAGAATATAAAACTACAGAGGTAGGAATTATAGGGGAAAATACACACAAAAAATACTGGGAAAGTTACTATAGTAACTTGACTAATTTGGCTACCATGTCAACATTGAATATAAATATATCTTTTATAAACGAATTTAAAGAACTTGGACTTTTAGACTATGTTAGCTTTTTCGATAAGACAGTTAAGTCTGACGAAGGAGTATTAAGTCCCTATTCTGGTGGGTACTTTATCACCCGGATAACCAGGCAAGTAAGGGACAGAACTTTGTACACGCAGGTTCAATTAACTAGAGACGGATTAAATAAAGGAAGTTAATGGACCTCAAGAGAGGGTTTATGAAAATATTCTTATTAATAATGCTTATGTTTTGGTTTCTTTCAATCCTAAAATCAGATGCGTATGTTCTTGATAGTTATTATATTGATAACTACTATAAAGATGCAGGTACTAATACCTGGGAGTGTGATGATTACTGTTACTTAGAAGATCAAGATGACTTAATTTATAGGCAAATAGTAAGTGAAGATATAAGGCATTTACAAGAGATGGAAGATGAACCTTTCTCTGAATTGGAGATTTACTACTAGTGTTTTTAAAAATGACAGGTAACTTATCTCGTTCTAATTTTTTGGGGGTTCCTTGGAAGGGGAAGGTTGTTGACAACAAAGACCCCGAAATGCTTGGCAGAGTTAAAGTTGAGATAAAAGATTTAATAATGGCAGACAATCCAGAAGATTTGCCATGGGTCTACCCCCTAAATCCTTATGGTCTTGGAGGGAAGCCTGATAGTGGGTCTTTCTCAGTACCTGAGCTGGAATCTTTTTTAGAAATCACATTTCCATTCCACGATATTTATGCACCTTTTTATAAAGGTTATTGGCAAGATAAGAAGACACATCAACTTGTTTTTGATGAAGACTACCCAGAATCTTTTGGGTTTATAGCATCATCAGGACTTGAGTTTTTTCATAATAAGAAAACTTTGGAAACTAGATTTAAGTTTCCTGGTGATTTTTTGTGGGAAATAAAAGGTGACAGAAACACTGTCTATGAAGGGGATGTGAATACAACTGTCACAGGTGATTATAACTTTGCAGTAGAGGGAGATTCCACATATAGCTATGAGGGTGATGTAACTACTAGTGTTGGTGGTGATTGGACTTTAGATGTTGATGGAGGAGTTACTATCACGTCTGGTGGAAAAGCAGAGTTTTCTGGGAAAGGTGGCACTGATATAGGTACTGGGTCATCTATTACTAATGTAGATGGGAGTATTGTTAACTTAGGTGGTGGTGGAAAACCTGTGGCCTTAATAGGTAGTCAGGCAATAGGAACTGGAAACATGGGAAGTCCTGTTATGAGTCAAATTATTGACGGTAGCTCGAAGGTATTTGCTGGATAGCGTTATGAAAGTTTTGAAACTAGGAAACGAAAGGAATTAGGTTTTGGCACGTACTGATATAGATTTACAGTATCTTTCGTTAAAACAGGTAATGTCACCTGATATCATCAACGCCCTTCAACAATCTTTAACCTTAACTCTTGACGAACAAGTAGATTTTTTAGCTTTGGATAATTCCTATGCTTGGTACACTGATAAGTACTACGCAATTATAGATGAGTATTACACAGAACTTACTATCCTAGATGGAACATATACCCGATATGATCGGGGCCAAATAGATAAGGCAGCAAGATTGGCCCCGGACTCTTTACATTTTCCCTTCGCCCCAGATGTTTGGGTTTACTTTAACCCAAAACAATTAGCGAGTAACACAGGTAGTCCTTATACCCCCACTCCCACTACACAATCAGATTTAGTCAATTCTGCTATCTCTGTTATGAGTAACATAAAAAGTAATTACTCGGAACAATGGAGGACAGACGCTTCTAGTATTCCATCCCCCATAGTGACCGATCCCGGCCCACCACCAATCTTTGGCCCAGATTATCGCCAAGAAGTGGCTGATGCTAAAGTAAGTGTGAACGCTGCTGTACAATCTGTTGAAACCAATTTGTATGAGTCTTTAACTGCAGTTAACCATAATACCACTACAGACAACGTAGAGATAGTAGCATTAGGATTAGAGCGAGACTCAATTCAATCATGTATAGACGCGATTGATTTATGGCAGAGTTTTCCCTCAGATTCTCCTGGTGACCCAGATAATAGTAGATTTGGTGATTTACAATTAGACACTTTAATTGCTGCCTTTAACCTGAGGTTAGCAGATATACCACCAAGAATTACCCAGATAAAAAGTTATTTGGGTTCATTGACCCAGAATGGTGATGATTTTTCAGGGCATGGATATTGGTGGATTTATTTTCTATGGCTTTGTCAGAGGGTATCAAAAGGAAAAGGAGCATTATCAAAATACTATTCTGCTCAACTATCTATAGATTATTTTAATTTTGCTATTAAAACTGAGCAGAACTTAGCTGTAGAACAAACTAAAGATTTAAATTCCACTAAAATTTTAGTTGATGTATTGCCTGTAGATACCATGATAGAGGTATTAGATGTCACAGGGTTTACTGTCCTTGATATTATCAAAATAGCAGATAATGAAAGCATAGTTAACACACGGACTATAATAGATATTACAGGTCTTAAAGTAACTTTAGACTCTGCTGTAGGTCTAACTTTAACAACAAACGAGGTAGCTAGAATGTTTGTGGAGATTTAGGGATGGCACGATAAAGATAAAATGAATATAATAAGTTATTCAATATGGAGGAATAATGTCAAAAGCAAAAGACCTATTAGAAGCACTGGGGAGAGTACGCCCTGAGCTTTTTAAAGAACCTATTCAAGAATTTGAAGAAGGAGAGGAAGAAGTAGATAATGATGCTATGGATTTAAAACCAGGTGATACTGCTGTCATTGATCTTGAAGTCAAAGTTACTATGAATAAAGAGAGTGACATGGGTGATGATGATGAAGAAGATACAGATGAGTTAGATGATCTGTTAGGTGGTGCTGGTGAAATGGCCCCTCCGATGCCAGGAGAAGGTGAAGGTCCAGGGCCTGCCTTTAATATGTAACCTATGGCCCTCAGTGACTTAAACCAGTTTACTCCTCTTGAAAGTCAAATTGTAGAGGACTCTGAAGTGATATATCAGAGTATTTATAATTTGCTATCCACTAAACCAGGCGAGCGGTTGTTTCGCCCACATTTGGGTTTAGACTTAGATGACTGGTTATTTGAAATAATGAATGAAGATGCGATAAGCATTATTAAAAACCAGTTAATCAACTCTTTAAAAAGATTTGAGCCGAGGGTTGTTTTAGACATTCCAAATACTAAAATAGTCCCCCACCCAGAAAAACATAGTTATGAGATAGATATATCTTTTTCTATAATTGGGCTTGGGGGAGAATTTAACTTAACAGGTGAGCTAACAAGATGAAGGATACTTGGGTAATCAATCCAAATTCAGTTGATTTTAGATCTATATTAAGCGATATCAATTCGTATGTTGGCACACACCCAGACTCAAGTAAGTGGGATAATTATTTCTCTACTGGCGTTGGTCAGACGATGCTTGAACTCATCGCGGGGATGGCATCATATTTCGAATATCAATCTATTGTCGGGAGAAGAGAAGCATATTTTCAGTATGCCCAGAACAGATCATCCTTGATAGGAGCGTCCCAGTATTTGGGATATTCAGTATTTCGTGGTGATAACCCTAAATTACGATTAACTGTCCTAGCTAATACAACTATATCATTAGAAAGATTTGATCTTATAGGTACTATTTCTAACTATGATCTTCTTTTATTAAACGACATAACTTTAGTGGCAGGAACGCCAATAACTTTTGATGTTGTTGTAGGTCTTATTAAAACAGAATCTCTTTTAGCCTCTTCTAGCTCTTTAGGGATCTTTAGATTTATTCAGGTGGGCGTTTCTGAAGAGTTGTCAGTTAAAATTGATGATCAAGTTGTCACAGTGTCAAAGCAAATAAAAGACCTTGATACTTCTCAGTTTATAGTTATTACTAACCCTTATGAGTCTGTGGACTTATTTTCTCTAAACCCAATAACATCAGAAAACAAATACATAGCAAATTCTGTTATTGAGTTAAGCTATGTTGAATTACAGAATGTAGAAATTGATTCCTCCAAAGTTACCTTCAATTATGGGTCTATTATAGATACTGAGATCCTTAGTCTGTTTTTAACGGAGGAAAAAAATGATTCGATAAAGCTTCATGCGCCTCTTTACTTTGAGACTCAGTTTATTATTAGAGCTAGAAATGATGTAGAAAAAATCGTAATCCTATCGTCTCCAAAATATATTGATGCTAAAGGAGTAGATGTAAGTCTCGGCGTTATTGACGTTTCCATACTAAAAGCTGATTTATCTACCCTTAATTATTTAGAGGTAGGTGAGTTAACTGTATTTTTTGAGTCAATTCGACAATTTGGAATGATGCCGCCTTCTTGGTCAAACGCTTTAAGAGTTCCCGTAACTGTGGGCATAGATATTGTGCTACTTCCACCAACGCCAGGAACACTAGCGCAGGAAGTTTCAGATATTATTCAAAGTTATTCTAAGCAACTAGATTTAGTTTTAGACTTTGAGGAAATTGAGATGCGGATAGAAGACCTTGGTGGTGTAAAAGTTGCCAGGGCATTTTTTAGTGGGAATTCTTGGTCAAATGATTTTCGTTACCAGATGGGTGAAACCCTAGATACAGGTGATTCTACTTTTATTCAACAGTGTGGTCACCTCTTATATAAATCAGGCACAACAGAACCTGTTTGGGCTTTAACTCTGGGCCAAAATGTAGAAGATAATAGAGTTATCTGGGTTACTGAAGCTCGTGATAATGATGAGGTTCTACCTGCTTGGGAATTTGGGAAACATTATAATGTCGGCGACTACGTTATCCCGGTAAACCCTGGGGTGAATTCTGACGACACTATTGCTCTTATTGATGACTCCCCACCTAACTTTTTAGATCAAAAATATTTCGTCTTGGATGTTGGAGATGGTGTAACTCTTGGAGTTATCTTTGATACAGGAGCAGGAAACCCTGCGGTCCCTACTGGGGCCACACGAGATGTAACAATACCAATATCCTCTGGGGAATTTGCTCCGAACATCGCAGTAATCCTGGGCCCTCTTTTAGAAGCAGACCCTGGAATTGCTTTAGCTGTTATAAATATAAACGATGTTAAAATAACACAAGAAACTTCTGGCCCACGAGTACATGACTCAGGAACCTCGACGATGACTATTACCAATAATATTCCTGGGGATGCTGGTGATACTTTTATGTATAAATGTATTAATAATGTAAATTTGTCGGGAGCAACAGAACCTATTTGGCCGAAAGTTCAAGGAAGAGGATTGGGGGATATGGTAGGGGTAACTTTTCAAGATAACGATCTTCTGTGGACTACTGTGTTAAAGGAAGGGGTTCCTACAACATGGACAGCTAATGTAGATTATAGCCTTGGAGATATAGTAGAGCCCTCAGACCCTATTATCTCAGATACCGAAGGGCTGATGTTTCAAGTAGCTAACTTTCTAGGACTTTCAGGGGCAACAGAACCTACTTGGCCGAGTGCCGAGGGAGCAGAATCTCCTGACTATCAAGTTATGTGGGTAACAAAAGGAAAAAGTGTTGCTGCACCTTTAGACTATAATCAATATTATTTAATAAATGAAAAAATTACTACGAGGACTTAATGGGCCCGGAACTTTCAGATTCTAAATCATTTTTACCTGAAGCACTCCAAAAGTATGACTTCTGGACTATGGTTTGTGATCTTATAGATTATGGAATAGCTCCAGGCTTATCTGCTAATGAAGATGTAGTTTATAAATATATAAGACCAGAAATAGTTCGAGAAGAAGTTATTAAAGAAATACTTATTGAGATGGGTTATGGGTATCTCGTTGATTTAATGGATACCATAACAAATTACTCGTTTAATGATCTTTTATCCTTCTTTGCTTGGGTTCAACAGATGAAGGGTTCAAAGTTAGGTTATCAACTAACCTTAAAATTACTTGGACTAGATGTAGCACTTCAGGAATGGTGGGAATCTGGTGAGCCCACTCCTTGGACACATGATATTGTTATTTTAATTGATACTTCTTATATAAAAGATATTGATTTAACATTACAGAAAGTTAGGGATTTTTCTCGTAACTATGTTTACTCACATTTAGATACTATTAGATTAACATACACGCCAGATATTTTTGCTTCAAATAAAGCAGTTATGGGTGGTTTTAGTATGAGTTTAAGCAAGGGTAACTGGTTTGCTAGAACGGATAGAAATCCAATATACTGTGGGTACAGATGTACTAGCACCACCTGCTCAACAAATGTGCCACTTGTGCCTTTAATGGAGTGATAACATGGCGATAATTATTTGTAAAATTTGTGACCATACTTGCTCTAAAAGCAGTTTTGGGGCTCACCTGAGAAGCTTACATAATATTTCTAAAAAACTTTATTTTGATAAGTATCTAGGAAATCCTAACCGTTGTAGGACTTGTGGAGAAGAGACTAATTGGAATGACCAAAAATTTTCATACCGAAAGTATTGTTCTAATGCTTGTGTAGGCAAAGACCCAAAAAATAGAAAAATAAACTCAGAAAAGATGAAAGCTAATCATAAAAATCCTGTTTTTAAAAAAGCTCATGCAGCTTGGACAAGTAAGTACCTTAAAAAAGCTCATCAAGATTCAACAGTACACTCTAAAAGATTATCTGGGATAGATAAGGCAAGAAATACAAAAAAATATAAAGAAATGCTTTCTAATAATGGTCTTAAAGCACATAAGAATTTTAATATCAATACGCCTTACCCTTATAAAAATACTATTATGCGTTCATTGTATGAAGTTAGATTTGCTACCCTCTGTGATAAGAATAATGTTGAATGGGAGTATGAAACTAAAATTTTTAAGGGGCCTTTTGGGGCATACGTTTTGGATTTTTTTCTTCCAGAAGCAGAGGAGTATGTGGAAATTAAAGGAAAAGATAGAAGTAAAAGGTATGGTAAAAAAATTTTGAGCGTTAAAAAATTTATGAAAGAAGAAGACAAAGAATTACATATCCTCACGCATGATGATGTAATTCCTTTCCTTGAAAGGAGGGTTTGACAATGGCCATCATAGGACTTTGGACTGATTCTGGAATTGGTAAAACAATGGAAGCCGCAGGCAATGAGGGTTGGAATATTATTCCAACGGAATTTGGTGTTAGTAATGCCGCTGGTCTTTTAGACACAAGTAGAACTGACCCAAATGCAGGTGAGTGGTTTAGGGGGTTAATATCTTCTAGGGTTGTTGTAGATACAAATACAATAAAAATTATCTGTACGATACCCCTTGGAGCAATACCTACAGGTATTGAGGTTATTAAAGAAATTTATATCTATGCTTATCTTGACCAAGGATCTGGGGTAACAGAAACCTTCTTAATTTCTCTAGGCCAACCAACAGAGAATATACAATATGACCCTACGACCTCGATAACTTTTGAACTCCAGATGGCTATAGTCGATATAGACATCACACAGAACTATGTCTTCAATTCCACCCAAGCTACAGAGTTAGAAGAACATCGTTATGACCCTGATTCTCACCCAGAAATAATAAAAGAGATGAAATATGCTGGGATGTTTCCAGCAGCAGGATATTTTCCACAAGATTGGAATGGTCAAAATTATATAAAGGATGTTCAATTTGGTGGTACAAAGGCCACGACATCATATAACACCCTACAGTGGACAGCTAGGTATAACGGCACAGAAGGTAACTCCATCAATGTTATCGCCGATGGGGTTAAAACAGCTGATGAGCTACAACAAAATTGGAATAATGAAAACCCAGATAACTTAGTAGACCATAACGGTGTAGGAACAGAAGTTCCCTCTGATGGAATTATCTCTTTAACTAGCGGTACATACTCCGTTTCAGACAGGGATATTGTTTATAGAGACGATGATGGTTTATATAAGGCTGCACTTGCAGATAATACTTTAAAAACAAAGTTAACAGGTCAAGCAAGACTCGCAGATAGATTAGTTGTCGCACAAGGTTTTATTAAAACTCCAGATATCTGGCCTAATGGACAACTTCTATATCTCTCAGACACAGTTCCTGGTGCTTTCACAAACACGGATACTAATGTTTTAGTTGCTTTATCTCTCAGTGAAGGGGTGGCATTTTTAGCAGGATTCGGTGCTGCCTTTGGTGGCGGTGAAGCCACAGGATATGATGCCGTTGTAACTGATGTTCCTGGTGCTGGTCATTATCCCTCTACTCAAGAAGCTATAGATGCAGTAGCACCTGGATCTTCTATTTTAATTGATAAAACAGAATTAGTTTCATTTACTATTGAGCCCGCTGGCGAACAATATGATATTACGTTTAATGGCCCAAACACTGGATGGATGCGGGCCGCAGGTTCTAATCAAGTAAATTTAGTTACTTTCTCGTCTATCCCAGACAGTGGTACTTGGCGTATTGAGTGGAATAGTCAGGCAACAAGAGATATGCCTTTTGATGCAGATGCTACCACTGTGGCCTCTGAGATGAATTTACTTGCAGGACATAATGGTATTGTTGTTACAGGTGATTACACTGCTGGATTCGTTATTGAATTTTTGGGGTTCTTATTCCCCTCCCAACCCCTAACATTTACCGCTTCTGGCGTTAACGAGATTCAAAAATTTGTATTTAGTAATGTACCGACCGATGGAACATTAAGACTTAGGTTTAGGGGTGACACTTCTCCATTTATTGCCTTCAATGATTCCAATGCGGAAATAGATGTAGATATTGAGAGGATTGCATCCATTACAGAAGTTGATTTTTCTGGTGGTTTTTCTAATCAAAACTTTACTATTGAATGGGTTGGAGTTGACGGGAATACCCCCTGGTCTATTGTTACCCCACTAATTACAAACACAGATTCTGCTGATTTTATGGAGGTTATCTATTCAAATTTAGCAGTAATTTTACCTTTTGATCCTACTTTTATTAATTCCCTTGATCCTGAGGCCAGTGCTGGGAATCTCCCGATTGATGCAACAGTAATTCAAGCAGGTAGTTACCCTGCTGCGAACCTCAAGCAGGGGGCAAATACTGTATTCATTGTTTCTACTCAAAGTCAGCAGGTAACTGCTGTCGGCCCTGATATCTGTTTTAATGTGGACGTTCCTAATATGCAGATTACAGGTAGAGGAGTAATTGAAAACTTTGAAATAGGTATTGAGTTAAACGAAATAAAAGGAACTCACCTAGAAGTAGACTTTTTAAATACAGTGATACCTATATCTTCAGGTGGTCTACGTTCCGAGGTAGATTTCCAGTCCACCTCCTCCGTAGGTTTCAGTAATGAATTATCTGGATTAACAAAACTATCAGAACACCCAACAAATCCCTTTAGGGTAGTCCTAAGCTCTGCGGAAACCCCACTAATAACAGGGGCAAATTTAGGCAGGACTTTAGAGAACCTTCTTGTTGATTTTAAAGGTGCTGAGATTGACTTCAGTGATGGGAATATTTATGACGTAGATGGTGTGACGATAATTAGTACGTTTACCAAACCAATCATTACCAATAGTAATTGGAAGTGGTTTTCAGTGGCCTTACCAGAAACAGGCCCCACTGCAGATAACCGAGTAGGTTTGACTGTGGCCATAGGCGAAGGGGCAGTTCAAGATCTAGACCCGGAGCTGGCAACAAGACCAGAAATCCAAGATGGTATTAGCGCAGGGTATCTTAAAATAAAGGGTGCTTTTGGTTTGAACGAAGTATCAACGGTTCAAACGATAGATGATACTAATGATATTTTAGATGGTCGTTATTTTATAATTTTTGATAGTGGTTTAGTTGTAGCAGAAGCTACAGATGCTGGTGTTAACTTTACCGCAGATGTTCCGGGCCCTATTGGAAATAGTATTTCGTTAGTTTTTACCCCTTCGGTTACTGAGGTAACTGATGTTACTTGTATTGATGCTCCATCGTTAGCAGGTACTGGGTTTACTTTATATGATTCAAGCTATTGGTATTCTGTGGATTCTGGCGGTGGTCCAGTAGGGACTGATCCAACCCCAGGTGGTACTGAGATATCTTTATTTTCATCAGACCTCGCAAGTGTTGTTACAACTAAAACCCAACTTAAAACGGGAGGTAGTGTAACAGGCTCAACTATTACAGTTACCGATCCCTTAGGCCCAAGAGAAAATGTTACTACTCCTGTAGACTTTGGGACTAACTTCACTATTGCAATCACTACTGCTGGAAACCTAGATACTATAAGTAAAGTTACAGGTGCTTGGAATGCAATCAATACAACTAATACAGTTAGCCATGATGGTGTTGGTACAGAAGTTCCTACGCCCAAAACAATATCTTTATCAGGAGGTGGGAGTCTTCCAGGTACAACCTCTGTTGCTATCTGGCTTGATTTCACAGGATCAACCCCCGAACCTGCTCATGGGGCCAGTAGATCTATTAAAATAGATTTAGTCTCTAATGACGACTCTATTACTATAGCAACTAAATTATCGGCAGCTATAAATGCTGATGCTTCTTTTAGTGCATCTAATATAAATAATAAGACCACAATTACTTGTTTAATCATTGGCCCCACCTCAGATGTCCAAGTTGGTACTTCTGCTTTCTTTGTTGCAGTAGAACAACAAGGTAAATTGCCTGACTCTATAGGGTTAGAACCTATAATAAACCCTAACATTATTCAGTTTGGAGCTGGGGGTGGCGGAGGCGGAGGCGGAGGGGGTTGGAAAACTTACCCTAAAGCAAACACAATTATTCTAAATGACGGGGATATCATTCCTCTTGAAAGAAAGCGACAGCAATATTGGCGAGTGAAAAGTTCTGGTGGTCCTGTTACATTAGACCCCAATGCTTTTGGTGTATCTCCCTTTTGGAAAGATGGTGACACCATTAGACTTTCAGGTATGGATAGTACTAATTATCCTATTATAAGATGGTCTGGTGGACTACAATACGGAATAGACTGTAATGGACAAGCTGAATTGAGAGAGGGATATATCATTGAATATCAGTATGATGGTGTTAGAGAACTCTGGACAGATTCAAATAGAAATTTCTAAGAGGTTTTATGGGAAGCGATAGAAGACGGATTGGGCTAGATACAGGATTAATGTTTCTACATGAAGAAACAATTCCCGCAAAGCTTGGCCATTTAAGTTTTTATGCCTCCAAAGGAGGTTTTAGGTTTAACGATTCTGCTGTGAAAGATGGCTCTATACCTGTGTTTTCCTTAGAAAGAGTAGTAGGGGTTGAGGGGGGATATCCTGATATCATCTCTGCCTATAATGCATCTGTGGCTGGGGATAGAATAAAGGTTTTAAAAGGTGATTATGTTGGGGATTTAATCTTATCCAAACAACATATCTCCATAATAGGAGATGGGATAGAGAGTAATTTAATAGGGAATGTAACTTTTGCCCCTGGCAATAGGGTCAATTTTACAGGGGACGTCCTCTCAGTTTTACCTTTCCAAATTATAACTTTTTCTGGGGGTTCTGAGAATAACCCAGTTACTTACACATCTGTAGCAACGGGAACTGCTCAAAATAGTATTAAACTGATTTTTGATGGTGAGGATACAGTACAAGCTACAGTTGACGCATGGAATGATGATCCTACTAATATAAATTTACAAGTAACACATAATGCTGCTGATCCTCTTGGTATCCCATTTCCTGTAGCTATCCAACTAGCCGGAGGGACGGCTGCGGCTAAATCATTTAATAATGGTGTTTATAATCAGCGTGCCTCAAATGACCCGTTTACTGATGTCGGTGGTCCTCATGTTTTCACCGCTAATAATATTGGGTTGTCTGGGAACTCTATTTCTTTAACCATTTCTGGGATTGATACTTTAGAAGATATAGTAGGTGCTTGGAATACCGTAAATGACGATGGTGATGGTTGTTGGTTTGATAATATGCGCATTGACGGGGATATTGAGTTTCAGGGGTCTACTTCGTACAATAGGCTGACAAATTGTTGGATAGGCTCAACATCTAAAGTTATAGATAATACTGTTGTTATAAGCACAAAAGCTCCTTATGCATCTTTTGCAAAAGAAACTACTTCTTATGATTTTTATGCTACTAGCACGGGTGCAACTTATAACACCTTTGCTACAGCAGAAGTCGATGTAGATTACGCTGCTAGTGCATCTGGTTTAGCTAAAGCCTATGCATTTAATACATCCACCATAAGTACCACGGCATACGAAAGAGTTATCTATGATACTTATGCTACTGCTGATACTTTTTATGATGCCTATGCTTTTAGAGATGTAACGACAAGTACTTATGCCTATGGTGACGAGGTTTACCGAGTTCAGTCTAGAGAAACTTACGGTTTTGCCGCTTTGTCTGCTAGTGGGATTGTTCAAGCAGGATTTTTTGCCCAAGGTACTTGGACGACAGTGAACTTCACTGCTGATTTTATTGGTGCAGCGGGAAACATTTCTTTAATTTTTGATAGTGCTGTTGCTTCTACTGCTAATGATGCAGGGACTAGTGTTACTTTTACTGCTGATGTTGCTGGAGTAGCAGGCGACAGTATTTCTCTAGTATTTGATGATGGGGCAAATGAAACTACACAAGTGTTTATGGTAGCTGATGTTGCTGGTTCACTAGATGGAACTGGAGTTATCTTTTGGGACTCACCAACAACATCGGTCGAATATTATTACAATGTTGATGCTTCAGGTACTGCTCCAACAGGAGGGGCCACTCGAAGTATAGTGATCGCTATTGCTGCAAATAGAACGGCTGCTCAGGCTGCGGGAGCAATGGCCACAGAAATTAATGCCGATGGTGTTTTATCTCCAGGTGCTCCGATCGGTTCTGATGCTATTGAATATTTCCTACCAGCTCAAATACAAGTTCCAGATACTACGGACAATGGAACTGGATTTGCAGTAGGCACATCCATTCAAGGTGCATCCGCTATTTCAGTAGACGATGCTGTAGCGACTTGGAATGGTGCTAATATTGGGAACGAGGTTTCTCACGATGGGATAGGTACAGAAATTCCTGGGTTAGCAGTAAGTCCGATAAATTTATCAGGCGGAGTAGCAGCAGAAACAGTAGATACTGTTGTTACTGCTTGGAACGCAGGGAATGCCGGGAATACTGTTTCGCACGACGGAGTAGGAACAGAAACACCTGCTACTACGGTCAATCTAACAGGGGGTTCTTCTGGAGATATTACTATTGCTGCTGATAATACAGGGGCTGTAGGTAACTCTTACTCCATAGCGTTTAATGGATCTGATGATACAAACACGGTACTCGCCGCTTATAATGCGGCTAATGTGGGTGATGAAGTTTCAATAATTTCGGGACTCGGTACATTTATAGTTCCTGCGTATAATTCTCCATTAAATTTAAGTGGTGGTATTGACTCGGGGATGACTAATTTTATAGCTGATGTACCTGGTACACC